AACGCATTAGTTATAATGTTTGTATGTGTTGTCTGTGATATAATCTCATTTGTCTTTGCATCACGTTCTATAATTAGTAATTTACCTTTTATACCTTCTTTTTCTCTTATATTTATGCCCATGTAAATAACCCCCACAACGTAGTCACCTTATCATATTCCGGGGTAGCATCTATATTATCTACCAGTGTTATATTCTCATCCGGAGTAAAAGAGTCTTCTGTTTCTTCTATATAATCTATTCCGCTTGATTGACCCGCCAATAATTGTTCGGCTTTTACTTTTCTCAAATCCGCAAACATCTTTGCAAACGTGCTGTATAAATCATCTGCCTTTGTGCAAGTCAAAACAATATTAGCTATCCTTGTGGAATCTATTATATACTTCACAGATAAAAATGTTTGTTCGCCCGCATTTGGTATGGTTGTGCTTATTGTTGCAATTTCACCCGGAACATAACGTGTCCCCACGGTGTTCACAACATAATCCGATGCGGTCTGGAAAGTATATTCTAATAACTTCTTGGATGCCAATAATGCAGCGGTGTTTGCATCCTTGATACTGTTATCAAAGATTGGCAATTCGCTGTAATATGATCCCATTATTTTAGTGTCTGCATTGGATATTTTTATTACTTGTATCCCGTAATAAGTCTTATATGCCAATATACCTGTTGCATCCGACCACCCACCGCCGGTATTATACTTGTGTGATGTTGCTGTATCATCACATGAAAACTTATAAGTGTTGCTTGAATTTGCACCACACCTTGCTATTACCACCCAATATGTCTTTGTTATATCCACAACGGCGTCAAAATAACTTGAACTAATCCACGCTGGCGTATCTGTAATCGTTGCACTTGAAAAACTACCATATGCCACAGTTGACCCGGTAGGTGCACCCGAATTATCTTCCACAATTGAAAATTGTATATCTTCACTAACAATGCCAATTTTATCAATGTGCATATCTATTGAGAATAGATTAGTAACCGCTGGTGTGAAACTAAAAGCCAACTGCCTATCGTTAATTGCGCTTGATTGGTGTGTTACTGTTGTTTCTGATTGGTCTAGTGTCTTTTGCTTGCCACCTATGACCATAATCTTATCAAATGCTTTACTTGCATCACGCCTTATCTTTGCATTAATTATGTTTCTGTCCTTTATGTTGTGCTGTGATACTAATTCAGATGGGTCGTAAAAGTGTAGATCATCGTCTTCATCAACATAGAAACTAGCACCAACTATGCTTGCAAGTTTTTCTATTGCCTCCCCCACGTATTCCCAAGATATTCTTATTTGGTCAATCGGCGTTGGGAAATCAGCCGATTCAACGTTTGTTGTCGTTATATCGGGACAAAACTTTGCCAATATATCTTCAATTATATCCGCTACATCCCACCCAATATAATCATTTACGCCCGTTACAACTGTTTGCTTGAAACGTAAAGTCCCATAATCTTCACCTTTTGCAACTAGGTCATATGCACCAAAACTATTTCTGGTGTAATCGATAGTTGTAATCTTTCCGTGGAATACTTTTCTAGTAGCCGGGGATTCTTCATCAACATATAGATAAACATCATCACCTATTCTAACTACATCATCATTAGTGCCGTTTGGGTTCAAAATATGTATCTCAAAACTACCGGACCTATTTCCCATTACATCCGTGAAATCGGCATGTGTAACTATATTCAAATCCGCTAAATTGAGAGTTTGCCCCTCCCTAGTGACTATTATATTCCAACTAAGCAGCGTTAATCCCGTAGTAACTGGTGTAACGCTGGTATAAACATTTGTAGTAAATAATACAGTTTCCATATAAATCCTCCCCATTGCGGCTAGAACTGAATAAGTTGGTGATATATTAACTTCTATTTCCTGATATGTATTTATATTGATGCTTTTTGTTGCTGTGAAATTTACAGTTTCAATAAATCCAACACTCGCAGTTGCAGAATATGTCGGCAGTATATCAATAGAACTATATAACGAACTAACGCCCGCAACACCAATTGAATCTGTTTGTGTAAACTCAACTGTTGGTAAGTAAGATGTTACTTGTGTTGCAGAAATTCCAACGGTCGTGCCGATATCAATACTATCTAAAATCCAAGTTCCATAAGTAACACTATCGATATTATAAATAGATGCTAAATCAATTGATTGGTATAATGTTTGTATTGGCGTTACGCTTACCGATGCGTTTACATCGATTGGTAGTGTCGATACCAAAGATTGCGTTGCCGTTGGTGTTCCAACGCTTCCAGTAATCCCAATGTTGCACGTATCAAATAATAATATACCAATGGTCACGCTGCTAATTGTAGCTTCCACTGTGCAATCCAATGAAGCATATAGCGTTTGCACTTGCGATACCGTTGCACTCACAGTTTCTGTAAACGGCACGTTCAAGCCAAACATTGTGCTTTTGCTAACATCATACGTGCTTGATGTGGATATGGACACTGGAGTATATAGCGTGCCTTCTACCAATGTGAAATTTGATGTAATTGCAACATCCGGGACTAATGTCAATACCTTGGCAAATGCAACGGATGCATCCAAACTAATAGCCGCCGATTTTACCAATGATAATACTTTTGTTACGCTTGGTGCAAAGTTTGCCGTGAACTCAACAGTATCTTGTAATTGTTGTGACGATTGCCATATAGGAAAAATCATCTTCGGTGAGCTTCCAATTGTTACTGCACCGTCTATTGTGATGAAGGTTGAATAATTTGCAACGTTGTTATAAATACATTTGATCCAATCTTCACTTTTAGCATCTGAAAACACCCATGCTTCATCGACATAGCCTTGCCACCCATATTTATAACTCACTAAGTTTTTGTTCCCACCGAGTGTAAGATTTGTATTTGTATTAGTATAAATAGTTCCATTTGTTGTATTATCGGTAGTAAAATTATTATCCCATATAGTTGTTAGGCTATCTGAACCAGAAAAAGAAACGATTGCACCATGTAAATGCCAACCAGAAGGTGCATTACCACAAGCATAACTTTCATTTAAATACCAAGTTCCACTTGTATTTTGCAAACTTACTCCGGCATTATTATTCTCATCAATATATGAATAAATATTATAATAAATTCCCGAATGTGAAGTGTTGGGTTTAGTCCAAGTCCAATTATATCCATTATCGGAAATCATTTTAAACCAACCGATAAAGGTATAATCAGAAGAACTACCAAAATGATTATAGTCTATCCCTGTATCTATAAATTGCCCATTTGTATTTGATGAGTATGTCCTTACCGCACTACCCACTTGGCCGGAAGAATATGAGCCTCCCGTTGCAGAATACCATGATGGTGTGTGTTGGCCTGAACTATCTGATAGTGTAGTGCTTTCTAAATGCAATATAGACAATGCATTAGTCCAGACATTAGCTTTGCTTTCAGTTCCTGTGATGGCCGGAGTTCCATACCAAAAGTAAATAACGGTATCGGCAGTTGAGGATAAATCGACTTTTACATAAAAGATGGCATCTGTGCTATCAAAAACTACCCCTTCATGATAAAGTGTAGTTTGGCCGGAAGCATCGGAAGAAAACCAAACGCTGTCTTTGTCATCACCAGTGCCAAATAAATCCACATGAGAAGTAGAATTAAACTTGACCAGAACCGGAACGTTAGAAGTAGCACTGCCAATATAAGCATCAGCGTTAATTACTATTCTTCGTCTTTTTGCCTGTCCGGTTATAGCCAATTAGAAAGCCCCCTACTTTGGCATGAGTGCTTTCACTTTAGCCAATTCTACATCGTATTGCTCTTTACTTATTAATCCCAAGTCCATATATCTTTTTGATTGTTCTAACTTTTGAACTGCCTCTTGGAAGATTTGTTCTGGTGTTGGTGTAGTTTCTACTGGAGTTTTGATTGTATCTGTTGGATCAAATGTTGTTGGCAAGTCATAAGCACCGGATTTATCTGTTGCAATTTGATTAACATTCCATCTGTTTCTTCCGCTATCTAATAATTTGGCCATTGTGTCTTTTTGGCCATCTGTGGTCATTAGAAAATCAGAGGCTTGTCTTTGCTCAAATTTTATCTTTGTGTTGGCATCTTTTTCATCAGGGTAATAATATGCAGTAAAAATTATATTATTTCCCTCTACTCTCTTTTCAATTATCTCTACTTTATCCATAATAAGCCCTCCCTTTTTATGATGTGCATTCTATTCGGAGTTCTACCCCTTCGACTTGAACATCAGCATCACAATCATCGGATGCAACCTTTCTTCGTAGTTTCAAACAACACATATCTCCTGCCGCAATTCCGTGCGCGTCATACGCTATCGTTAATGTTGAGTATGTATAGTCGTTTGCGGTTCCATCTACGTTTTCGGCTGTGTGTGCAACAAAGCTATCGGATGGATCTTCATCCTCGCCATCCCCCGTTCCCACAAAAGAGATTTCCCAGCAAATTGTTCCGCTTGTTGCGGAAGTTCTATTTGGGATTGTAAAAGTGATACCTTTTGAAGCATCAAAAAATGATGGCATTTTGAAAGTATCCCATACTGCTGTTTCTGCTGTTGTTTTGTCAAAAGCTAAAACATCTCTTTTATGATTTGTTCCATAAAGTAGTTTTTCTGGCTTATTTGTAGCAGTTTGATTTTCGTCTTTTGCACCAAACCATATACTTGCGTATTTTTCCCCAACCATTTATAACACCTTCTAAAAACAAAAGGCGGTCGATTAAGCCGCCCTTGCAACGGTCATTATTACTGTTAATTGGAGTGAGTCCCCATCTTCAACGTTCTTAGTGCTTGTGAACTTGTGCCTTGCCAACATTGTTCCCGCTGGGTCACCATCGTCATTGAAAACACCACACTCGTTTATAGCCAAGTCGCCGGTAAACGAAAATGTCTTTTGCCATTGTGCTTTGTAATCCGCTTCGTATGTGCATGTTGCTGCCGCCCTTGCTCCCCCATTAGTTGAAATTTCTGTGCCTAGTGTGGTAGAATCGTTAGCCTCTGCACCCGTTCCACTACCTAGTGCTAAATATGTAAACGCATTTGGCGTATCAGTTCCATTTGATAATTTTGCCAGTGCGGTCAATCCCGCATTAGTTATAGTTGCCATTTTCTACACCTTCCTCCTTAATATTTCCATTTTTATCTGTAATCTTCCACCTAACTTCATAATCCATAGCCACGTTTGTTTTTATTGTGGTCTTTGACTCCGCAATATATATCGGTGCTGTTGGATTATTCCAATCGGTTATTATAATTTCCATCTAAAATCCCGTCCGTGTAACGTAATTAATTCTTCTCATTATTTCATCTGCAACTGCTTGTGGATCAGTTGCGTTTTGTATATAGAACGTGTTGTTATACACGCTGCCACCACCAACACCATTTTGTGTTGCGAGTATGTTGTCGTCTGGATGGAACTGTATAACTTGTCCATCTTTAGTTATTAATGCGTCCCTAACAGATAGCATGTTTCCAAGTGCACTGAACCCACTGCCAATCATTGATGTTACCCTTGATACTGCCGTTCCAATGCCAAGTGCGGATACCGCTTTCCTTGCGGCTTCTGCTGCCCTTGCCATTATCTCAAATGACTTTGCCACACCATTTATTAGTGATGATAGTGCTGATAATATGCTTTGTATGCTATTCAATCCAAACAAAGCGGCAAATAATTTCAATACTTCTTTTGTAAGATTAATAAATTCTTTTATCACCGATAGCACGGATTGTTTTAGTGGTTCTAATTGACCTTCTGCATTAAGCTCCATTAGTTTAGTAAATAGCGGACTAAACGCCTCAACGAATATTTCACCCACTTGTATCTTGAAAACTTCAATTGTGTTCTTCATTTGTGCTAATTTGTATTGCATCGTATCTGACATCATTGCAAAGTTTTCTGCTGCCACACCTTCGGCGGAGTTCATTTCATCAAGCATTTGTGTGAACAAAGCGGCATTTTCCCCACCTAATCCCATAACGGCATTAAGTGCTTCCACCCTACCAAATAATGCAGCGGCTTCATAGTTGCCTTGTGATATTTCATCATTAAGTAAATCCATCGTGCCTTTGAATCCCAATGCAGTTATCATTGCTTGTCCATTTGCATACCCTAGCTTTTGGAATAATGCTTCCATATCTGTTGTAGGTTTAAGTAGTGCAACGAGTATTCCCCTTATGCTTGTTATTGCTTCGCTTGTGCCGACACCCTGTATTGTAAGTGTGGATAGCATTGCACCTAGTTCTTCTATGGTCACGCCTAAGTTAGCCGCTATTGGTGTTACAAGTGCCAAAGACGCACCCATTTCATCAACAGTTGTTTTACCTAAATCCTGTGTTTTGATTAAGACATCTGATATACGGTCAACATCTTCTAGCGCCATACCATAAGAGTTCATGACCGTTGTAAGTATATCGGCGGATGTGGCTATTGTTGTGAAACCACCAATTGCAAGAACATTTGCTTTTGCAAGTATTTCCATTGTATCAGCAGCCTCCACCCCTGATGAATTAAGTTCATAAATAGCATTTTGCACATCACCAATTGCAAAGGATGTTGTGCTTGCAAATTTCATTACCTCTTTTGTAAGTGCGGTAAATTCTTCACCCGTTTTCTTTTGCAGTGTATTTATCTGTGTCATACCATGCTCAAAGTCAACAAATGCAGTAAGGCTTTCTTCTGTAAATTTCTTCACAGCTCTAAGTGCTTCTTCACCAATACGTGCAATTATCACACCACCAGCTATTGTTGCAGCGGCACCAAGTTTACTAAAGGCACCACTAACGCCACCCACACCGTTTTGCAGTGCGTCAATGCTACCGTTAATCTTTCGTAATTCTGATGTTGCACCATCTTGCACCCTTACCCGAATTTCCACATCTTCACTCATGTTGTTTCCTCTTTTCCCTTAATGCAATAAGTTCCCTACTTGCTTGTTCACGATTAATACTAACTTCATCTACCGTGCTGCCATTTGCAATAGCCCACGCAGATATTATATCCATCATTTCCGGTATTGATAATTGTGGGATAGTAAAAAGATTATAACCCATTTGATGTAATACATACAATTGAGTTAAGTATGCTTTCCTATCTTGATCCACACACAACACCTATTTTTCTTTCTTCTGCTCCGCTATTGTTTTTGGCATTTCGGATATTTCAATTAGTTTATCTAGCAATGTTGCAAAGTATTTTGGCTTTCCCGCACTGACTAAATCATCCAGAGTTATTTCCGGTTCGGAAATATGCCTAGCAATTATTGCAATGACCTTATCGTTATTGTCCAATTGGGTCAATTCGTTCAGTTCACCTATTAACAAAGGAGTCATCTTTATTACAAGACCATCTGGTAAGGTTATTGGCGTTCCAAGTAACTTACCACTTTGGTCACGCTTGTATAAGAACTGTTCCTTTGTAGCTATTGCCATGCTCACCACAATCCTGCAGCAACTGTTATGGGTGCTTCCCACACAACGCTTGAAATTGATTTAGCGGTAAATGGTATTTTGTATGCAAATCCCCCATCCAATGGGAAAGATAATTCTACCGAATCAAACATTGCATCGTCTATTGTAATGATAATGTTATCGGCTGCGTCTTCAGTTCCTCTTGTGATTACAATATCTTGTGCAACTATTGCCCCGAGTGCGGACCCACCCGTAACTAATTCTTCAAGTTCTGCTGCTGTCGCACTGTCTTCTACCCAAGCGATTATAGTTCCTGTTATTGGTTCAAACTTTCCAACGTTCACAACGTTTGGAACATTACTCCCAATTCCATGACCCATCTTGACATTACGCTGGCATTTGAAACTGATATCTGTAATATAAGATATGCTTTTCAATGCGCCGACATCAATTGTCAAATCTTGTGCGATTATACTTGCTGCAGCGTCTGGTGAGAAAGTTGTAATTGCTGTAAATGGTGCATCCTTGTCATAATCCTTTCCGATAAATTCAAATGTTCCCTTTGCGGGTGATGTAACACTCAAATCAAATGAAAGTGATTTTGCGTAACACCCTAGCAATTGAACAATCAAATCGTTTGTTCCATCTGCAAAGTAGTTTGCAGTAAATGGAATTGCATCGGCTGTTGGTGTTATTGTCCATTTGTAAGGTGCGCTTTCTTCAACTGGTGTGGTAGCTGTAACAGCACCCAACATTATTGCAAATGGTAACCCTGTGTTGTATTGGAAATCCACACGACCACTAACTGTTGCCGGCCCTTGTCCAATGTGTGTTGGAACGCCGCCGTGTGCTGGTGTTCCTGTGTTGTTTGAGTTTTCAATAGAGTAAGATGCATTTTGGGTCAAACCTAGGTATTCGCTGGATAGAGTCCCCGTTCCATCTACACCCGTCCCCCAAGCAGATTCCTTTTTGAATAATACTTCATATTTTGTATGTGCCATAATTAATCCTCCTAATCCCTAATCCTACATGGAACATCTATATGTATACCATGTATTGTTTGTTTGCCGACTACTTCTGTCGATACTATGCTAAATGATATATTATCTTCGTAAGACCCGAATAATTCACATGTCTTCTTGTTATTAACATCTAATAAGTATGGGTTTGCCCTAATAGCTACAACGATGGCATCGAAATAATCATCAATTGCTGTCGTTTCTGCATATAAAACAAAACGAACAAACAATCTATATTCTTTGTCCCTAACGGATGTGGATTGGCTGCCCAAATGTGCGTCTACTATTTCTAAGAATATAGCCGGCAAAGCATAGCTTGCAACAGTTATGCCGGGGTATCCCCAATAAGCTATTGTAGTAAGCCCAGTTGCTGCCGAAAATATCCTTTTCACGTTCGCTAAAAACGTTATTGGTTTAAACGCCATTAGATGTCCTCCATATGAATTTCTTTGGTAGAACTTTCATTAGCTCTTTTACCCTAGACTTCTCACGTTCAAATGATACCAAATCCACTGGGTATCCTTCTGATGTCAATGTAACGCCCATGTGATCTATACGATTTATTGTGTTTGTGGTCATTGCCATTATATCATACCCATGGTATATTCCACATACTAAAAGCGTTGCAAGTTCTTTTGCAATCTTTCCCTCATTAGTTGTTGTTGCATAACCATAAGTTAATGTGGCAGTTGCCTTTGCAATTCCCGGTATCCACCTTGTTGCTTCTGCATCGGATGTAAGTATTAGCGTATCTCTTTCAAGTTTCACATGTGTAGTTGTTACAGTTGTGCTATCGATGGTCAATGCCGATAACGCCGTGACTGGTGCATATTGGTCTAGGAAATATGCGTTTTTGAATAAGTCGGTGTAATATTCGTAATCATTGTTTGTTCGTATGTTATTGTATTTTATATCAAGATTCCCAGTGTATGTTGCAGACCTGAATTTGTAACCTGTAAGTTTTTCTATTTCTGCATCCACGTTATCAAACCACGATTGCTGCAATTCTTCGGGTGCTCTTGCAAGTATATCACATACAACTTGTGGTGATGTGTAATTGTTGTAACCAACGGTATATGCGTTTGTTTTGATATCCGCCTTGTGATTGATTGAAATGTCGTTAATGAGTGTGCTTGCATCAGTTCCAGTTCCAACTAATGTGCACGAAACATCAGCAAGTGCGTCAAACACCGCAACTAATTCTGTTAATGTGTCATTTCCGGCACTGGTCAAAAGATAAGATGTGGTAGTTGTATTTAGGGTTAAGTAGATTGTATTCCCAATCTTATACATTGTTCCCACACCAGTTCCAGAATATTGTATTATAAACGCTGCACCCATGATTACACCACACAAGATACCACATATACGCCGAACGTGCCTACCAATATACCGAGTATTATAAGTGCACCGTTGACTTTGTTTTTCCAAGATTCAACGTCATCTAGTCTATTTTCGGATTCTTTCTGGTCGGCACATATTGTTTTTAGTTGTTTCTTGATCCACACAGTATCGGTCTTGATTGATGAAACATCTTTTTGTATTTCCATCAGTGTTTTTGTGATATCGGCGTTTTCCATTGAAATCACCCGGACCAAACTGCAATCGCTTCTGTTCCATCAGATTTCACATATGGTAAATACCATGTTCTAGGGTTGTATAGCTGTAAACAGAATAGAACATCATCGAGTGTTCCTGTCGCTTTTACATATGGTGTGTGTGTGTCATATATTGTTCCGCCCGCTGTAACTGTAACATCTGTTGCTTTGATTGTTGTAACGGATTGGTCATCTAGTGTTAGTGTCCCAAGTGAACTATATTTCTGTCCAACTGCCCCTGTTTTAGGTGTAAAGGTCATTTCTGTTGTTGCTTCGAGTGCTGCTTCAAGTTTTCCAAACGCGTCATATGTTGCAACTGTGTATGTGTTGGATTGTGTGGATAATACTGTATATAATGTGGTAATAGATTGTGCACTTACATCGTTTATAGCTGTGCTATTAACGCTTGCGGTGTAATCCCATGCCACCAATGTTAGATCATCCATTGCGGATAGTGCTGTGAATATTTCGCCAACTGTGTCATAATCTGTTGCCGAATTATTAAGCGCATCCACTGTTGAAAACGCTGCATTGTAATCAGTTGTTATATCTTGACTTTTTATTTCGTTCAAATCGGTTGTAGCCACGGCACTAACATAAGTTCCCGCGCCAGTTAGTAAACTGCAATTGTAATCTGACCTTGCACCAATTACGGCAACTAATTCCCCGACCGTATCATATGCAGCCGCTGTTGCGTTGTATGTGGTGTTTGTAGAATTTCCATCTTTTGTTAGCTTGACGTGTGTTGAATTTATATCAAGTGTAACAGTTGTCCCGGAATTTGCAACTATATCAAATGCACTGACGTTTGCCCTTGTAAGTATGGTATATGTTGCGTTTGTAGTAAGTGTCACCGCATCCGCTGTTGTTCCAGAATATGTTAAGTTGAAATCTTTTACATCGTCCAGAGCAATTGTAATTGTTCCTGAACTGATTGTAAGGTAAGCCGAATTACAAGCCCCACCGTATGCTATATCACCTACATCAATAGCACACAATGTAGCCGGTATGCTAACCGCAAATAATACTAAGGCAAATGCAATAATCAAATTCTTGTTCATTGCAATCACCTATGCGCCTATTGCTAGCCAAATGCCATCTGCATCCGCAGTATTAACGACCGTTACAGTTCCACCGAATATGTGTGTTTCTGTGATAGCAGATTCTGCTGCCACAACTGCTGACCCTGTTGATTGCATTGTAAAGTATTTTACTTGGTTTAGCCCTGTTACTATGTCGCCACCTTCTGCACCATCGGCATTGGTATATGTTCCATATGTGGCTTTTACGCCACCTAAATTCATTGTTCCTGTTAAGGTATAACTAAAAGTTGCCATTTCTATTCCTCCTAATATCCTATTGCAATCCATATGCCGGCTGTGTTTGCGTCCAAAACAACTGTTGGATCAGTTGCCAATAATGGTGTGGCAAAACTTTCATCAATTGCCGATGCATTTGTAGTTGCTGCTGCGCCCGTTGGCTGTAACTTCATAAATTTGATGCACTTCAATCCAGTGACTATGTCGCCACCTGTTGAACCACCTGCGGCTGTAAATGTCCCAATAACAACTGTTTCACTCCCGGCGTATATCCTATCGGTTATAGTAGTTGTAAATGTGCCTACCATTTATTTCACCTTTTCCCTTGGTTTTGGTTTTGGCTTGGGTGCTTCAATGGGTTTGTTCTCAATTATAGCCTCGGCAGCGGTCGCTTCGGTAATGACATCGTTAAGAACTGCAAAAGACCCGCTTTTCTTTTTGAAGAAGTTGTAATCTGTTTCGTTGTCTAGTTGGGTGTATGTATTAGTGATGAAAGTGTATGGCTGACCGCCAATCCTTGTTATGCCCGGGTGTGTGAATATAGTTTCTGGTCCAATATATTTTGCTTTGTATGTCATAGTAATTCCCCATCAAATAAAAAATAAGGAGTTTCCCCCTTACTTCAAATCCCTTACCTTTCCGTGGCAGTGGAATCCTGTTGCGACTAATTCACCAGACATGTAGTAAACTCCTTCTCTTGCAAACTTATCAATTGCTTGATAGTTTTCAGATTCAAAGTATTGCACTGGTTCTAAGATACCAAGTTCAATTCTGTCAAGGTCAAGTGCATACACTCTGGATATTGTATCCTTTACAACATCGTTGGATGTAAGTATTGGTATGTCTTGATACATTGCAGCCATGAAACCTGTTTCCTTACCAGTTACTTGAACACCGTTTACATCAAAAGAGATGTTTCTGGAGTCATACCTTAGTTGGTTGCCCATTTCTTGGTTCATCCTTGAAAAGGTATCGTAACCTGTTATGATCACTTTGTTGCTTCTGGATTTCCAGTAAGGTCTAACGTTGTCTAATAGTGTGTCTACTAATGACATTGTGAAAGTTCTGTCTGATCCGCTGTTGTGACCAACGTATGCATCATAAGTTGTTGCGGAATCCCTGTCTAGTGAATAGATATCGTTATCGTCTGCATCAAATGCGCTACCTGCTGCATCTGTGCATGATGTATCTTCAGAATAAGATGCACATACCCTATCAATAGATTCAAGATTGTATCCGGCGACTGTTCCGCTTGTGGATAGTAATGGCACGTTTGCACATTTCTTGAACTCGTTTTCTGTGTATGCCTTTAGTTCATCCCATGTTACAACATCGTTCTTTCCTTGGAGTGCTAGCTGTTTCTTGGACATATCAAATGATACGGAAACTTCTTTTGCTGGAACGTTGATTTCTGCAAATGTTGGCTTTGTAGTTGCTGGTATTGCTGCGCTTTCGTCTATACCTCTGCCGGTTGAATTACCTGCAGCGGTAATTAATCTGTAACCACCTTTTTGGTATGGTTTCTTTGGCAGTGCTGCGAATATGTTGTATTCTGTGCAAAGTTCATCCCATAGGGAAGCACCGTATATAACGTTCATTGCACCAGTTGTAGTTGTTATTACCGGAGCATCCTTTGCAAAGTCTTCTTGACCTATTCCCATAGATTCAAGTGGACCCCAGTAAAACTCCTTCTCTAAATCGTCAATTGTTCTAATTTTTCTTGCCATAATTATTCCTCCTACTTTTTATATTCCCTAACTAAGTCTTTCCACGTCTTCTTAGGTTTCTCTACATCGGCTGACCTTTGAACAACGGTAAAATCTTTCTTGATTGTGTCAATAACTATTTGTTTGACATCTTGCTTAATCTTATCAGCATCAATTGCCGCCGGTGCTGGAACATCCGCTTTTGGTGCGGGAACAATAGGATCAGTTTTTGGTATATCTGCTTTTTGTGTTTCCGCTGCCTTTGGTTGTTCCTTTGGCGTGGTAGCGTTACTAATGATTGTTTGTATCTCTTTCTTGAAGTTATCGAAATCTTCTTTAGTAACGTGTGTGATTTCGGGTGCCTTCTCGACTCCCACATCATCTATTTTCTTATCCTTAATATTTTCTTTCGGTTTATCTTCTTTTTGAATATCTGTGGTCATTTCCTCACCCATATAATCCACATCAACATCGGCTGACTTCACGATCTCAAACTTTGCTAACGGATTTGCGCCATCCCTAACGATGGATACAGAACTAAGATTGAGCTTATTAACTAATCTGTAACACTTATCCGCATCGCATACTCTGTTGTAGCTTATTACACGACCAGCCAATGAAAATGAATTATACTCTTTGTTATTAATAAAATCAATAGCACTCTTGCAAAACGCAGTATCAGACCATATCTTCCCAAAGATGAACAATGCCTTTTCTGTTGATGGTAGCTTTGGGAACATTTCTAAATCCCTAGCGTTTGGTAATCTGACGCCCGTTTCGTATGTGTGCCCGGATAGCTCTTTTGATGTTAGTATTTCCCCGACCATCATATCACGGTGGTCTATTGAAATCCTAGCACGTTTTAGTAATTCTGGTAAAGCACTTTCTATTGCGTCCATCTTCATTATGTCGTTCTGCTTATCAAGAACTTCAACACTCGATGGACCGTAAATGTATAATTCATTATCAATATTCATCTTTTGGAAATCCCCGACCAGTTCAAACACCGCTGTCTTTTCGGATTTCTGTATGTCCTTGTATTGTGCGTTGCATATGGCGTATGCGCTGGATGTAATTTCTTTTAGTTCATCTTCATTAGGGTCACGGTCGTTCTTTTCCTTGAACTCTTTTGTTTTCTTTCCAACCAATGCTGTTACGCATTTATCTACCCACTCTGGCACGTTTATTTCCCCCCTTCATTATATTTCTTATTATATAATTCCCAAAGTTTTCTTCGTATGCTAGCCATTTCTTCTTCTGTTGGTTCCCTACCATACTTCTTTTTGAACGACTCTACACGTTTGGGATATGCTATTTTGATTTGGTCATTAATCCATTTAGCCATTATATTCCACCACATCTGCGTTCTATATTCTTGACCATTATAGTTGCACGTTCCATAGCGGAATTGTATAAGTATTGTGTTCTTTTCATTTTACGCACCATGTAAACTCCCAATGGTGGGGGTTCTACATACTTTGCGTAACTTGCCCGTGCTGCTACGGTTGCACCTTCTGACTTTGGCACTGCGGCTATACTTCTTTTCAAGTTACCGGTTATGATTGGTGCACGCTGCCTTGCCTTTATCGCCGTTTCCAAAGCCCACGATTTTACTTCATCACTTATGATTGCCTTAACGGTCGCTGGTGCTCTTGCAAATGCACCGTTTCGTGATAAGTTAATAGTAATATGTATCATATAAAGTCCTCATAACATTGGCAATTTGGGTGGAAAGGAACTCCACTACCAACGCTATAATTCTGCTTAATTGGTATCCATCCCTCAGATTCTGCTTGTTCGCATATTGGACACCCGACACCCGCCATCACGTTTCTTTTCTTTGTTGCGCCCAAATCAAGTGCGGCTGACTCGGCACTTGCGACATAGAAGCGTGCGGATTCTGTTAGGGATACCATACCCCAGTAATAAGCATCACGTCTTGCAAAGTATTCCATTAGGACTCTTGCCGCTGTTGCGGGTGTAAATCCATCTTCTGACAATGCAAGATTTTCTAGTATTGTAAATATCTTTCTTTGTTCCCTTGCCGTCCAATCGAGCATGAACGGTGTTTTGTATTTGGCTAGGAACTCCTGTAAGTAAGCCAAAGCATATGGATCATCTGACTTCTTGAAATCCTTTGCTTTCTTCTTATACATCTTATTGTATCCATCACTGAATATTGGGTATGCGTGGTAGCGTATAGACGTATCAATTGCTTTGCCCATGTCCTGTATTTCTGTTTCTATGTTCTGAAATATCTTTGACCTGTCCCCGTTGTATTCACTCGTGATGTTAATAATGTTCTTATTATACCTTTTGATAATAGCTTCTAAGTCAAGCCTGAATTGATTGATTAATTCTTCATTGTAAAAGGGATTAACTATCATGCCTTTTGCAAAATGATTATGTGTTGGATCATTGCAAGTGCACGACTTGTTATATTCGTAATCTGGCATATCCACTGGTGTTAGTTCCCTAGTTAGTGGTATGTTAATGGTCTTGTCTGTATTGAACGTTATATCAAACCCGGCATCTACCAATATCTTTGCAGTTTCAGCCCTAAGTTTGAATACTGTTTCGTCTTGGACTTGGTCCTTTTGCTCCACTTGATTGAAATCCCAATACCAATCCGTTATCTGTAAGTTGGTCATTAAGTTGCTGTTGATTGGTTCTGTTATAGAACGCATCCACGCCCTTGTGGTGTTGTTCTGCACATCTATTTGCATTTGTGGATTAACGCCCGATTTCCCGGCTTCAATTATTCCCGCATAGACCGGTGCCACACCAAATACCCTTGCAACTGTCTCTTGGTAGAGCTTATACCAATCCAAAGACATCATCTTTTGTGGGTCCGGCATAGCGTCTATTACCTTGACATCGGTTCCCGTTTGTGATCCAATAAATAAATCTATTACTTTGTCTTGGTTTGCATCGTATTCTGCATCTAGTTTCTTTTCATTAATATCATCAACTAGCTTATCAACGTCTTCTTGCATGACACCAATGAACGCAAATATCTTTGCTAGTTTGCCCTTTGTATATGTTGCACGATTTAGAACATCCATAGCTAATTGCGTGTGCAACTGATTAATACAGCATGCTACCTTTGGCATACCATACAAATCCGGCAAACGCCTATTCATGTGCCCTTCAATTATTTCTTTCTTTGCAAAACGATTAACAATCTTTGTGCCAATCTTAGTTATGTATGCAGTTTCCCACAACGGACCACCGCAATCGGGACAAGTTGTTTTATCGGTATAGAAAGTATCGGCTTCATAACACACTGGACAAAACAATTCTGCTTGATTGGTAGCCACCCTTATGTATTGTGCATCCTCAACAAACATCCCTTGTGGTTCGTCCATAAGTATGTATTCGGTTCCGTTTTTCTTTCTGACAACATAAGAAACAAATATGTAATACTTATCGAGTGGTAATTCCCACCTTAATGCGGAACGAATAATATCATAAAAATCATATTCACTATTTGGATTATCTAAAAACATTTCAAGTTTATTCTTCTGCTTTATGTCGGGTTTCTTTAGTTTCCCGCCACAATCACACGTGCCCTTTTCGTTTGGTTCAACGTCATATGTGTTGCC